CTATATTTTAGTTTATTTATATCCATTGGGCTAACCTCTCTTTCTTAATCTTGGTCGTGGATATACGCTACCACTTGTAGGTCTTGCTTTTGCATTTACTTTTGGAAAACTCGCACCAGATTCTGGTCTTTGGTTAATCCATCTTAATATTCTATTTGGTGCACCTTGTAAACTTACAAGATCAGTACTACTATCAGTTCCTGTATCATACATTAAATCTTTAGTTGCATTTGCCTCTAACCATTCATTGACTTGCGCTTGATTTAGGCCAGGATTACTTTCCATAAGTAATGCAACCACACCAGTAACTTGTGGGGAAGACATGCTTGTTCCACTCTTCTTAGTAAGATAAAACGAACTATTTCTAGAATCACTTACGGTGGCACCAGTAGATGTTAATTGTGAACTCATTATTTGCCTTCCGGCTGCATGAATATCAACTCCATCACCACAAACTGACCAATATCCTTTACGGTCATCTTTATAACCATCAAGTGTGCCAACATTTATAGTAGGTTCATTGAGGGATATACCAGCTGTTCTGTTACTCGGAATAATTGAAGCATATGTATTAGATCCTATCCTAAGGTACAAATAATTTTCATAGTCTTGATTACCAGTATTATTCGTTTCTTTTTGAGAATGATTTCCTGCGGAAGTTACTACAATAATACCGTCGGCTATTGCATCAGTAATATCTGCGTTAATTGAATTTGAATTATAGCCGAGAGTCCAATTACCACCAGGCGGTACATATATACCTCTTGCTTCTAATTCAGCATCAGTTAAATCAGATCCTTGATCACCATACTTATCGTACGTTACTCCTCTATATCTAACTATACCAACTCCATTATAAATCCCATTGGTAATTCGACTATCTCTACTAACAGATCCATTATAACTATGATTACTTACTGTAGGATTTCTTCTTCCTGTGGCTGGGTTAATTGGTTTAGTATTATGCCATTCGCGAATATAATCCCATAATGTAGATGGTACAAGAGGTGAACTATTCACAACCTGATTGACTGCACCAGTATAATAAAATTCTAAACTGTAAATATTTGCTTCTCTTGCCCAACCTAAAGTATTTCCTGCTACGGTTCCTGCCACATGAACACCATGATTAGTATCACTTTCTACGCCCATTGTATTATAATCATAGGTACCATTAGCGCCATAACCTAATTGATTTGTTAGAGAGAACCAATTAAACGGCACAACTCTACTTCCTCCTGTCCCATCAGCATTGACGGCAAGCTCTGGGTGGCCCATGGCAGTTGTTGTGATTGCTCCATCAACGATTAATACATCAACATTTTTTCCTGAAGCAGTTATATTAACAGTTGCAGATGAAATGTTGGTACTTCCAGATAATGCTTCATCTCCCCACGTGCCACTTTCTGCATTGGCACCAATAGTGTGTCGTAGTATTCCCCAATTTTTATCCCCTGTGACAGCAACGCCATTATTTCTTTTCCAATTACCGGATTCAGAATATCCACTCGCTTTCCATTCTATAGAATCAATTAATGCTTTTGATTCTATACTCATTACTCGAGGATCTTTTTCTAATTCAATTACTTCCTCAGGTGTTAACATATAATGAGTGTTACGACTGATTTGTCTTCTTAATTGTAAATCAACTGCTCTATCAGGAATATAAAGATCGCCACCAGGCGTTTCCATATCGTTATAGAAATCGTCTAAGTCTTCTCTGTTATGAAGAGTGACAATATATTCTTCCATTATCTTAAGCCTCTAATTGAAGTATTTCTATAGCTACTGTAATGGCCGTTGTGCCACCACTTTTGTTTCTTACTTTAACAGGTATGTTTGTTGTTGGTGTTGATTCTAAATTATAACCAATAGTTCCTGGTGATAATCTTACCGTTTCAGCTCCTGTTGTAATTACCTCAGCAATAATACCAGCATCCGGTGCAGGATCTGTTGTTTCTGATCTTGAGTTATCTGATGTACGAGCACTAGCATCAGTGTAAAGAGTTACCCAAGCCGCGGCTGATGTTGTAATCGTATATAATGCGTATCCTTTAAATCCAGTAATATCAAGGTCTGTTGATACTCCATCAGCAATTGATGCTGTAGCCTGAGAAGGAGATGTACGACTTGGTAAACTTCCGCCTCCACCACCGCCACCGCCTGCAGCCGCTTCAACAACAATAGTACCAACCATACTTGCGTGTGCTTGACATATGTACCTATAGTTACCAGAAATACCTGCTGGTATTTTCCAGAACATGGCACCACCGATTCCTGCGTTTGCGTTTGCGCCTTCGTAATAGTTTCCTGAATCTAAAGCAACCAAACCGTCGTTATAATCTGCACCACCTGCAGTTTGAATTACGAATGGGTGAACTGCACCACCCGCATCAGTTAAATCAAATCCAACTGTTGTTCCTGCTTTAACATAAATCGTTGGGTTATCAGTTGTTCCATATTGGTCAAAACGATATGAGGATGAACCGTTATGAGTAACCTTTAATACTGTAGCAGCATTTTGGAAAGTATTATGAAAAGCAGCTTTATCTGAAACACTGGAAGGCTGTTCACTAATGTCTGAATAAGTTGGAGTGAATGTTACGTTTCTCCAAGTCCCATCATTACCGAAGTATTTTAAAATATCATTAGATTGTGGATTTGTAATTGTTGTGTTAGTAATGTCAGTCATAGCAACTGAACCACCACCTCCGCTACCAGTTGCATCTGCAACCCAAGCGTAATCAGTTCCATTCCAAGATAGAATTTGTCCACTTGAAGCACTACTTATATTTAAGTGAGTATCAACATCGCTTGTTCCAAATGAACTTCCGCCTGAACCTGTTTGATCGTTAACCCATGCAAAGTCAGAACCATCCCAACTTAATATTTGATTTGAGCCGGCTGAACTTACATTTAAGTGAGCAGAGACCTCAGTATCACCGTATGAACTACCGGAACCACCTGATTGAGCAACCCAAGCGTAATCAGTTCCATTCCAACTTAATACATATCCTGCATCTGGGTCAGTTTGATTTAAATGAGTATCAACATCAGAATTACTGTATGAACTACCGGAACCACTTGATTGAGCAACCCATGAATATGTTCCATCTGCTTGTGTACTTAAAACGTGTCCTGCGGTTTCAGAGTTACTAAGATTTACACTATATACCCAAGCATTTAATGGGTCTGTGTAATTTAGAATTGCTCCTTCTGAAGTATCAGCAAGAAGTCTTCTCCAATCACCATGAGCATAATATAATGAACCGGTATCATGTGCATGGCCTATAGAACCATGATAAGTACCTGGATTAATATTATCGAGCTCAAGTTTCGTATCATATAAGAATGATATTTTATGCGGTTTACCTGATAGGTCTAAATTACCATTAATGTCGAATAGATCAGTTGCATTACTTGCATCTCCTAGCGCCAGGTAAATCTCATTAAAGTTATCGTTTGCTTTATCGAATGCAGAACGTAACGGATCACCTGTTCCGTCGTTAGCGGATGCACCGATATTAATTATTTGTTTAGACATTTTATTTTCCTAAAATTCTTTATTAAATTATTTATTCTCATTGCTTATGACGGAGGTGTCGCAATGTCGTAATTGTTTTCGAGATACATCTGTAATAGATGTTTCATATCATCACTAACAGTATGTGCAACATCTTCACGCAAGAATATTACATTGCCATAATCAAATATTCTACTTGTACCTCCGTAGGCATTTTGTACTGCACCTTCTACTCCAGTGTATCCTTGTGCCTGAGCAAACCTATAAGCAGAATCTCGAGCAGAGAGGAAGTCAACTCCAAGAGCCTCTCCTCCACCATAAGGAACAACAAGATCTGCTCTTCCATTCATTTGAACAATTCTTCTTTGTGGTATAGGATTCTTAGGCGTTGTATATCCATCATTTGTATAATCATCACCTGTATATAATTCAGTGAAAGGATACCAGAATGAACTATCTCTGTATTGACTTGTATTTGTTTGAGATATCATACATACAACAGTATCAATCGCAGGATCATCAATCTCAACCGCTGCCCTTAATGCAAGTGCACCACCATTTGATACACCTACAATACGAATCTTGGTACTATCAACATTAGAATAAGTTTGAAGTAACGCAACAAACTCCTCCAACACTTCAATATCAGGTCCTTTAGACTGTTCGTTAGAAATGTTCCATGAGTTTTCATATCCTTGTAAGCTAAGAACAATATGTCCTGGCAATAAATCTTTGAATTGATTTACCATACCTGAACCAGTACCACCATTGCCATGTAATAAAATAGCAACTGGGTAAGGAGCCGTACCTGTTTCAGGCATACTTATACCTACAGCATAATCATGGAATCCTTGGAACCAATTCTTTGTAATTGTTAAATCAGGTATTGCAGTTGGACTTAATGTTAATCCACCTTCTCCACCAGGTTCGTGGTCAGCCGATACAAGAGCACTATCAGCCGTATAGTTTGTGACGTCCGCCGCAAGATTAACTGTATTCGCAACATCAAACGGAGAACCTTTGCCATCATCATTAAATAGTCTTAAGAACCTTGGTCTAATTGTTCCACCAACCTTTGCCTTAAATATAAAGTCTCCAAATAGTTTAGAACCTGCTAAGTGAACATTTTCTTTTAATAGCTTTTCATAATTCTGTAGTGGTAAGCTTGATTTAATTTGATAAGAATATTCTTGATAGAAATTACTATCTTGTATTCTTTGTCCTGAATCTAAATACTCTTGGTCGTATACATTGATTGTTTCGTTAAGTACCCATAAAAGATTTTCATGTGATTCATACCAAACTTGTTGTTTCATTGAAGGAACTACAATATTGTTCCATCTTGCTGTAATATTTTCTGCAGCTGATTTCATTGATAATTGTTGGAAGAAAGTTGCAGTTGCAGCATTAATTGGTTGTGCCTGTTTACTTAAATCATATATCGCAAATCCATCTTCTGCTGTACTATTGAACCAACTTTCAAACGAAGGAGAAAGCCAAGGGTATAGAGTTATTGGATCTTGACCTAAAGCAAGTCTTAAAACAACTAAAGAAAAGTCCATTAGAGGTAAATTTGTTGTGGTTGTTGTTACACCATTTTGTTTCCAACCACTTAAGTGAGAATTGGTACCTGCCCAATAACCACTTGTTTGACCTTGATTCTCTGCTTCGATAATACCGTGAGAAACAAATTTTCCATCGTCCTGTCTTAATTCACCAAGACCACCAGCAAAATCTATAATCTGATCTGGATCTACTTCGTATTCCCAATAACCAAACCCAGAGTTTAATATACTTACTTCTGAAATCTTACCAATGGCAAATTCTGTTTCTGACTCAATAATAGCATTATCACCAAATCTATCTGTACCAGCATAATCGTTTGAAATACTTAATACATCAAATGGGGCCGTTGGTGAATTTTCTAAATAAACTCTTTCGACTCTATTAAATCCATCAATGTCATACGGTGTTACTGTAACGAATCCTTCTTGTTGGTTAATTGACTTTACAATACCAACGACAGCAGAATCCCAACCTTTTACTCTATCACCAACCGAGAATGATCCTGCGTCACCTGCATCAGTAAATAGAATTGATTGATTCTTACGATCTACATTTTTAATTAATGAATCCTGAGCAATCGCAAATACATCGGATTGATAATCTGCACCTGGGTTATCATTAGCAAACGATACGATTCTTCCAATTGATAAATCTTGAATATCAAATGCTTGATCTAACGGTGTCGTTAAACTAACAGGAGAAGCAGATCCTGACATAGGAGCCGTAGCTTCATAATCAGGTGCACTTATTACTGTAGGTAAATGTGGAGTTATAACATCGGTAATAATAGAAGCAATTGTTGTATCACCTAACTGAGAAACAATAACATCACCTGTATCATTTGTGTCAGGATATAATGGTCCTGGAGATGAAGCATTAGGTTGTACTAATTGATTCTGAACAAGAGCCAAGTTAATTGAAAGTTGTGTTTGTGCAACACCGTCAATAGGTGGTCTTATTGTTGTGACCGTAGAGTTTGGAGTAAATGTTCCGCCATCAGTACCACTTGCATGTCTAACACCGACTGAAGCCAAGTTTTGTCCAATGACCATTGCTTGGTTACCATTGCCGTCTTCTAATAATTCTCCAACTCTGAATCCTAAATTATAACCGTCTACACTGTTGTCTAAAATAATTGATTGGTCGGAAACTAATAACCTTGTATTATCAATTGTGTAACCATAACCGCCATCAACTAAATCATATTTAATTTGACCTGACGCTTCTCTTGTTACACCAGTGACAATTGCTTTACCTGCATTACCATCTTTTTGATGTACATTAAGAACTTCACCAATTTCTCTACCCGGCAAGTTCTTTCTTTTTGCTCCGACTCTTGATCTATCAACAATGGTAAACTTTGAAAGAGATCCGTTTGCTTTACCAAAGTTAACTACTTCTCCTTCTATGTTAGATAAAATATCTTCATACTTTTTAAACGTACCTTGAATACCATCAAGATATATGACAGGAGTTTTAATACCATTTAAAATAAAGAAGTTAATTGATCTTACTGATGCCTTTGCACCACTTACAGATCCTTCGATGTTTCTTGCTAATAAATCTTTGTAAGCATATTCCTTACCTGACTTCGAAGTAAAGAAATCGTTGTTTGGAAACATCTGTAAATATACACCTTGCTTCCATTCGGAATCAGAAACCTTTTGCATCTTTTCAGCAGGGTATACAATTTCAATCTCAAACTCTTGATAGAATATGGCAAAGAATAATTCAATACCTCGAGCGGTACCTTTTGAACGATATAGATCAAGAATATTTTTAATAATAAACTTAATAATATCAGCTTTAAGTGGAAGATCAGCAAGAAACTTTTTCTTAAAGAATATAATCATATTCTCTAATGTTGTATCAATATCTTTCGTCTCGAATAATCTTCTTTGTTGATAGATATGTTGGTTCTCTTGCGTTTCAGAGAACTTATAATAATCTTCTACTAATTGAACAAGCTCAGGTCCATCTTCCCTGTAAATAGCGGGGAACTGATTCTTAATGAATAGCGATAGATTTTTTTCTAAATCACCCTGAGGCATTATTTTTCTCTCTTATTAATAACTTGATGTTGAGGTAGTTGATATTGGTGTTTGGAATTCTTCCAAATCCATTGTGACCTTAACATCTGTATCTCTTAATATAAACACTCGTCCTTTTGGTGCAGCAACATCGTTATCAACCGTCTTGGCAGATACTTTAATTGCACTGCCTGTAAATGTTTCTACTTTAAAGTTTGTTAATTTAACTTCACCTTTATCATAATCAACTGTACCTGCAGTTGGATTAATAATCTGTGGATTAGTTGCTTCATCAGTAATGATCATAATATTACCCATACCATCGTCTTGGAAAAATACACAAGTACCAGCAATGTCAAACGGTGAAGATTTAATCGCAGGTTTAAAAGTTGAAAATCCATTAGATGCTTGATAAGCATAAGGACGAATAAGATTAGTTTCAAATCTAAATGTTGGGTTTGTATTGAAATTAAGTGGAGGTGAATATTCAATAATTGGACAAATTGATATTTCAGTACTTAAAATACCAACATCTAAATCATCGATCTGTCCTGCCAACTTAGAAGACCTTAATATTTTATCAAATCCTTCAAGGTTATCGTCAGAATATTTTTGAACTTCTGCTCTTACCAATGATTCTAATTCTGCTGCACTCTTTTCAGTATTCTTTCTACTATAGTTTACAATAATATTTGTATCAGCATAAACGAATTCTGTTTGTTTAAAGATTGGTTCAATACCTAATGGAGCTCTTTCTTTTAAATAAGCAATATAAGAATTAGATAATGTTGTTGATATGATTTGAGTATCATCGTTTAAATAAACAGAAATAGCAACACGACCAAATTGAGGTGGATCTAACTGTTCACCACCATAAGCAGAGACCGCAGAAATTTCAGGGAATGCTTGTTGTAATAATACTTCGTAATCTTTTGTTGTAACTGCACGTTCTTGAACCTGTAATGATTTAGGAGCAAAGTAACGAATAGATTCTAATGATTCTCTTTCTTGACCACCTGCAGCTTGTGATAATGTAATAGGACTAATTTCTGCACCTTCAATAAAGCTTGCACTAAACGCAGAATCTTTACCTGCGCCATTTGGCTCTATTCCTGAACAGATTCTATATCTTACTCTTACATCTTCGAACTCTTGTGGTTGTAAACCAAATTGATTCTTACCAAAGTAAATTGAATACTTGTCATCAAGATAAGGTTCAAGATAGAATACTTTATCTAAAGGTCTTACTCCATAAATTGTATTTGCTCTTTGGAATACGTTAGCATCATCTGTTGCTTCAGCATCAACAAACACGACAATTGAATCTGTATCTACTTCGTTGTTTGTAAGGAATACTCTTAACACACCATCCGCGTCAACAATAAAACCTTCTCTTTGGAAACTTGATAACATTTCACCTTCATAAACATCAACACTTTCAGCAACGAAAGAATTGTTTTCATATGATTGTCCTGTCTGCGGATTGATATCACCAGCAACTACTCTTCTTGCTGTATATACTTGATTCGTAACAAATCCGAAACTTTCACCTTGATGAGATACTCTAAATTGAGAATACTTTGGAATTGTAATTGTTGAGCCTTCTTGATTTGGGTCAACGATTAATACAAATAATGTTGCCTTGGCAGATTTACGTGAACGAGGAATATAGTTTAATTCTTTTGCATGGGAAACGATTGAGTTCTTAAGGACGGCAGAGTCAAGAAACATTTCGTTAAGTGCCATGTTTGTATAGAAGTTATTTTGATAACTATTAAACGCAAGAACGTCTAATAGGACACTCATATTCGATCCTTCAAAGTTATAGTCTTTGAATTGCGTTTGTGTTTGTAAATAAGTTCTTAATTGATCCTTGACTCTATCAAAGTCAAGTTCGGTAATTGGTGTTTTTGGATTTGCCATCTCTATCTATTCCTTTGTAATACAACATCTAACTGTATTGGCTGTTCTACCTGTCTTACATAAAAAGTAATACCAACATATACTTCACCATTATCAGGATCTGAACTTACTGAAACGTTAATAAGCTCAGCTCTTGGTTCGTATGTCTGAATTGTTGAAGTAACTCTGTCTTCTATTAATTTTAATGTACCGGGCGTTAAATTTTCAAATAACATCGCTCGAATATTACCACCTATATAAGGTTGCATTAATCTTTCACCGCGATCTGTTAATATAAGGTTCTTAATTGATTCTTTGACTGAGTCTTCATCTTTAAGTAATGCTAAATCTTTTGACACTGGACTAATAAGTAGATTCTTTCTAAAATCAGAATTTAAACTAATCTTTTTCCTTACTGGTGAAATGTAATCTGCTATTGCCATTATAGTATTTCTCTTATGTCTAAATGAATCTTATCGTCATATTCTTTAACGTATTTAAATCCACCCTTTAAAGCGTTTTCGATAAACTTAGCAGGATCTTCCATATCCTTCTTAATGTCTACAACCAAACCACTTAAATGTGAATTATCTTCTGGGCCGTCTGCTTCTTTATTGTAAGCTTTGCTAACCCAACCTTCGACTATTGTTAAAGGCTTTTCTTTATTCGTTGATTCTTGTAACCTTTTTAAATATACTTTAACATCAAGATCAACTCTTGTGTATGCGTATATACCTATACCTTCTTTTTCATCAAACGAATCACCTTCAACTTTAAATACATCTGATGACCCGGCAAATACATGCCCGCATCTTGGTAACTCTTTATAATCCTTGGCAGTAATTGGTTTAACATTTTTAGGTAAATTACCTGTATCAGTTTGTTCGTTACCACCAGGAGAAGTCCATCTACCTTGTAATCTATTTATTACCTCTTTCCTAGTTGTTGGAGAATACCTGATGCCACCTGCTCGTATTGCTGATGATTCGTTAATTCTTGAAATATTTTTAAGACGATCTACGATTGTGGCATACCTTCTCGTATAATCATCAAGTGGTTTATTGATATCACGTATTAATGCTTCAATACTTCCAGCAAGTGCACAGATACGAGAAATGATATATTGAATCTCTTCAATACCTGGTGATTCAAACGCGGCTATTGCGTAATCAATTAAACCTTTTACTTTATCCTTAATTCCTTTCTTGTTCTCTTCTGTAAAGAATGCGCACATTTGTTCTCTTGTTGTCATAATACCTTTTACAACATTCTTATTTACAAATGTTTCAGCTTCTTCGGTCAACGCAGAAGGATCAAAGTTTTCTATCATATCTTGTACTTCATTAAATACTCGATCTATGACATCTGTAATTCTTCCTTTAATGGATTTAATTAAATTATCAATTAATTGCTGAACTGTAAGATCTTTAATTCCATCATATCCTCTCTGAATCTTACCAACGATTTCTAAAGCATCGGCTATAATACCTTCAACCACTCCAATTAAATCAAAGAAAGCATCTACTGAAGCAAAGAATGAATCAAACTTATCACAAAAGCCACCTAAGATAGATGTATTGAAATCATTCTTATAATATGCATCAAGGTTTCTTGCTAACTTAGGAGCATCATTATCAGTTAATAAATTGGCAGGAGTATAATTATATGCTTGAATAAAATCAGCAACCTCCAGGTTTGATATATCACCGCGTTCCCACCTATCTGATAGATCTGGGTAATTATCAAGGGAACCAATTTGTTGTCTTAGTAAGCCGTTTAGATAACTTGTCGCCGCATATATCCCATTACCGTATTTGTTTACTGCTCTGCTGAGTGGATTGTTTTCTGCATCTCTTACAATACTTTCCGCAATTTCTGAAGTAACAACATCAATCTGCGCAAGAGTATATCTTCCTAAACCATCAGTGACAGGTCTTGCACCGATAGATAAGGTATTCTGAGTTATCTGATCATTAGGATCAACGCATGGATCAGACATTTCTTCTACCTCTTCTTGTTAACTTTTTCGTTTGATCTTTAGCAGAATCATCGAGAGCTGAAATATAACCACCAGAATAACCCATCGCAAAATAACCACGAGGAACAATAGAAGTTGACTTCTTAGGTGGTTCTGGCATTTTAATTAGATTCATACCCCAAGCTCCAAGTCCTAGTGGTGCAAAGTCAGCAACAATAGCAAGGAACGCATTAACAGGATTAAGTACCTTCGTAATAAATTCTGGACTATTACCTGTAGGATATGCCCAACCTGAAGTAATGCCTGGTAAAGGAGCAACGACAGGTGCGGAAATAGCAGGAGGTAATAAAACAGGTATACTTGGTATTGAAACTGCAGCAACTGGTACACTGTATGCTCCATTATAAGATACAGGACCTGCTGGTAATGGTGCACCTAATGTTGTAAAGTCACCTCTTGTTGCCGCGACCGAAGTAGCAATAACCGATGGAGTATTCACAACACTGCTTGCAGTAATTATACCTGCATTAAGAGCAGTCGCATTGAATATTCCAATATGAGAAGTCAATACTGAAGCAATATTCATTGATGGCGTCGTTAAACTCCATCCTGGTGTAGGTACTGATGTTCCTGTTAATAATGTAGGAGGTATTAAACCACTTGCTAGGTTAATAATATTTGAAGCAGCGTTATGTATATCACCTGGAGTAGATAACTTAATTGCTTTGGTTGAGAATACATCGTAAGTATTTAATGCTGTATTTTTAATATTCTTGGCAACGAAGTTTAATTGGTTAACAGATTCAAACTGTATTTCTTTTTTACCAAACAGAGTCATAATACCTGCATTGGCTTCTAACTTAACTTCCGATCCTCTTAAATTTGTTTGATCACTACCATTTAAATTTAACGAAGCACCCGAAGCAATTTCCGTATGACCATGTACAAGTAATTTATAATCACCTTCTACTTCTTCTGTTTTATTTCCTTTAACATAAACATGAGAATTACCGTTAATGGTAACTACACTATGTCCTGATGATTCATGTTTTGTTCCAATATTAATTTCATAACGATCTGCTTCAGCTCTTTCTGAAACAGTACCTTTAGAATCTATTTGAATATATGCACCTGAGTCATGAGTAATTTGAATTCTTTCTGCACCAGGAGAATCATCTATTTCAATTGAATGCTTTCCTGTTTTAATTACTCTGTTATATGGATATTTTGCTGCGTAAGCTGGTGGTGGTTCAGACCACGTTTCATCCATATCAGCAATCTTTTGATCGTGTACTCTATTGGCTGCTTGTTGTAATAAGTATGTTTCGTTTAATAATTCACCACGAGCTAATCTATCAGGACCGCCTCCCGCGTTGAAATCATTTGGATTATAACCTCTTGCTAATAATTCACCATTCTTTTCTGCGATAACACCTTCACCATCTTTTGTTGGATTTGATTCTGTGTTATACATACCAGGCAATAATCCTAGTATGACAGGATGCTGAGCCATTCTTCCATCAAGGAACATTCCATATACATATGAATTTAATGGAGGAGGTGGATTGTTTGGATCGTAATTACCTGAAGCACAAATAGCCCAAGGTAAATCTGTAGAAGCAATTTCTTTATTTGTTCCGTGTACGCCAAAGGCTCGAACTCTCACTCGACCTTCGTGTGTCTTATCGTTATTGCTTTCAACAATACCAATAAAGAAAAACGGATTACTTATTCCTGAACCATCAATCATACATCACCTTTCTGAAAACCATATTTCATCATTTCAACTTGTGTGGTTAAAACATTTTGATCCATGTTATGATTAACCATTGAAATTAAATACTTACCACTATATCTTTCGTTTCTTTTATTCTCTAATTCAATATTAGGTTCTTGAGTTATTAAATTAATTAAATCACCTGGCATTAAATCTATTCTGCCTTCAAGTTCTATATTTACTTTAGAGTTATTTAAATGATGATTGTATGCAACTCTGTTTTGTATAATCTCAACCATATTTTGTTGAGGTCGAACTGTTTGTCCTGGTACTGATGCTACACCATCAGCTTGCCAATCTCTATACACAACATATTGCTTTGCGTTTTTATTTTCGTCTTTAAATACTTCTTTAAGAAACTTATCTGAATGTACTGCACCTACATTTGAAGTTTTTGGAGAACCAGACATACTTATGTATTTCTTTTTTGCTTCTCCGTATTCGTAATTAAAATACTTTCTTGTATGATTTACGAAGTCTACTTCCATAACAGTATTCTTATAGGCTCCACTGTCAAGATCTTGTCCTGTATCAACATGACTTGTATTTTCTAAAGCTTTAACATGTCTTACTATTCGGTCTGCATATTCTGGATGATTTTCTGCGAAGCTCATATAATAAAGATCTTTAGTATGAGTAGGATTTGCTGCCCCTAACTTAAGCATCCATTCGTCTGTTACCCAATAGTAACCATTAAACGTTTCAAAGAATCTAAATAAACTTGAAGGTGAAAGTGATTTTGCTTTTGCCTTTGCTGCTAAAAAGTTCATTGCTTGTGCTGGTGTATAATCAGGTATAATTGTTCTCATCTGTCCATCAGAGTCTTCAATATAAAAATTTCTTCCTTTATTTGAACTCAATTTATATTTGGTAGATCCTTCAGGCATAAATTCTTTTAAATTAGAATTACTTTCTACTAATTCCTTATTTGAATTATAATATTTTTTAAGTAATTCTTTTGCACAAAAAGATGCTGTCTTATTATTGAATGCAGTAATAATACTTTGTATGCCTGCTCTAAATGTTGTCCTAGTTACAAAATGTAATGTGTAATAATAACCATCACCTTGTTCGTTTTTAGAAACATTATTAATTTTAATAATTTGAGCTTGTATTACCATTGATGTTTGTAAATCATGGCCTTTTAATTCTAAATCTAATTCTTCTTCTGCTCTTAATGGAAATTTGTGTAACGTACCAACAGAATCATAACACCTAAGGTTTGCCGATATGCTTGATTCGTAAATAGATGAAACAATATTAAATCCATAAATTAGCGGAGTGATATCTTGCTCTCTACCATCTACTGATCTTACCGTAGCTTTTTCAATAGTGCAAAGTGATGGATTAAATGAATCAGCCATATTATTCAGTACTTATCGTGTTTTTAAATTCGCTTGTTAATTGATTAAGATATGAATTATCGAATAAAAAGATTTCTTTCTTATTATCATTGATTTGTGTTTCATATTCAAAGATACGATAAGGAACCCAATCATCAGGAATAATTCTTTTTACGATTATCTTTTGACCTCTTTCAGTACGCAAGATAACACGATCCTCTCTACGAAGATATATCGTTCTAAATGATTCTGGTGCTAAGACTATATTGTCGACTGCCATTTTTTATTTCCTAAACTGTTTTAACATAGTATATAATATTTTCATCAATTGTTGTATCTTTGGTCCAATCAATAACGTCTTCACCAATTCTACCTGACTGATCTTGATACTTGTTAACTAAATAATCATTAAACGTTTGACCATCCATTGGCCATTCATAATATGGGTCTATGATATTATTTGCCATATAAACTAACCAAACATAATCAACTGATCCATAATAGTCCAATGCAATGTCTTCTGCTCTTTCACCTTCAGAAACGGTATAAGAATAATAAACAAATGGATTATTTGCGAGTGATCTTGCGAATGATGCTCGTCGAGATATATCTCTAACCTTTCTTCCTTGATATTCTATGACCGGGAAATGTTGAAAATATTTAGTTGCCATTATCCTTCTCCCTCTTCACTACCCGAATTAGATTCAACACTATCACTGTAATCTTCGGCTGTTTGTATTTCAAGTTCTTTAAACTCCATTGATAATTTAACTCCTTGTGGTACACCGCCTTCGGCAATCACAATTTCACCACTTGCTCCATAATCAACATTTATACTACTACACATACAAGGTTTAAATTTTACAAAATGATTTTCTTGAATACCTAACAGATTAATACTTACAACTGCGGGGTATGTTAAAAATGCTCTACTAAGTGATGCAGTAAATACGCCGTTATTACCAGCAACATTTCCGGATTCATTTGTAAGATCTCCTGTTACTGATTGAACGTGTGGTAATACTTGACTCTTAAGTGCTCTTATAATTAATCGAATATCTTCTGCTTCTTGTTTACTCTCAGGATATAATGTCCAATCTAATGAAAACGATCTTAAGTTAACACCTTCAAAAGAAAGAGTAGCCTGTGGATTAATTGCGGTACCTCTTGAAGCACCCATTGCTTTACCTAAACCTGGAGAGAAACTATTTAAAGTATTACTCATAAGAAATGATAACACTCTTGATCCTTGTGCTGCAAGTTCTGCATTTTGACTATTTGCATTATTTGATTCTTGAGTTAAAAAGTCGGCAATTCCTTTTACTCCTGATTCTCCCATACTAAATAGGTTACCAGCAACTCCACCTAAACCACCACCTTCTGATGAAAATACAGGTGCAAGAGTATCAACAATGAAACTTTCAATAAATGTCTTTTCCATAGAATTAACACTAATGCCTGTTGCGTCTGTTAATGATTTTGGCATTGGTAATTCAACAACGCATTGGCCAGTTTCTTGTGCGTTTGAAAATTGTGTTTTAGGAATGGTTCCTGTACTATCTGGCGTTACGAGCTGAGAGTAATCGTATTTCTTAAAGATTAATTGAATCCCGTGCGGAAATGGTGCAGCAGGAAAATGGTGTCGAGTGATCCCACTTAGATCTCGCTTGCCACCGCTTCTGTTTTTAGGTCTTGCCATTCTTAGTTTCCTTTGCTGTCTCCGTCTAATTCTAATAAATATGTATACGGATAATGTAATTATTTATAACAAAAATCGGAAAGTATATTATGGCATATAAGGGTAAGTTTAGACCAAAACGTCCCGATAAGTATAAAGGTGACCCTACAAAAATTATTTATAGGTCTTTGTGGGAATTTAAGGTATTTAAATGGATGGATTCTCATCCTGATGTAATATGGTGGCAATCAGAAGAAGTCATTGTTCCATATAGATCACCGATAGACGGAAAGGTACATAGGTATTTTCCTGATGTGGTAGTACATAAAAGAGATGGTCAAGGTAATCCTCAAACGATTATGATTGAAATTAAACCAAGCTCTCAATGTAGACCACCTGATATAAAGAATAAAAATAAAACAAAGACAGGCAGAGTTTCGAGAAGATATTTAAATGAAGTTAAACAGTGGGGAGTCAACGAAGCAAAATGGAAAGCAGCAAA